TGTTCGCCAGCTGCAGCAGCTCACGAATCTTTTCCCTGCGGGCATTTTCTTCCGGGGTGCGTTTCCTTCTTGCCATATGAAAACCTCCATTCTCGTGCTTCTATTATACACTACTTTCGAGGTTTACACAAAGTATGGGATAGGCTCAACATTTTCAGCAGTCCCGCGCAAGTCATCGTGAACACGGTCAACACCGTTGGCGTATGGATGCCGCCCAGACGCCGGAGCATCTGAAACAGGAAGAAACCGCCGACTGGCTTCGCGCCCATGCGCAGGACATGTCCTTCGCTGGACTGTGCGACGATTTGAAGCTCGGTCAGGCAATTCTCCCCTATCAGCGGGAAAAGGACGGCGTGCATTCGGCTTTTCCTTCGCGGATACGCCCGAAAAGCGCGACTACGCCCTCAGATACAACCGGGGCAATCAACCCTTGACCTTGGAAGCCAATTTCGTTTTTGAGTGGCTGCGCGGCGGTGCGACAGTTTCGACCAGCTTCGCCGATGTGCGGTCTGTTCGAGCAGCCGCTTTCCTCGTATGAATTGATGTGATTCACAGAAAAAGAGCCGGGACAGCCGCAGAGGATTTCTCCCTCCGCCGCCATCCCGGCTTTCCTTACGCCCCCTGATGCTCGTGCAGCGTTTCCCGAATCTCGTCAATCTGGCTGAACGCGGTCTGCACGTTGTTCTCCAACTGGAATGTCCGCTCGACGACGGAGTTGTGCTTCTCCACCTTGCGCTCCAGCTGCTCCAAGCGGTAGGACAGCAGGGCTATTGTCTTGCTGTTGGCGAAGTAGCTGCCTGCCAGCGTGCCCAGCAGGGAAATCGCGGCGACGATGATGGTGTCAAGGCTCATGCGTGTCCCTCCATGTTTTTATGATGCGGCGAAAATGTCATTCAGTTCACTGACGGCATCAGCATCAATGCACTTGTTGTAAATTCTGATGTCCATAATCGTTCCGCTTACCATGCCCCAACCGCTTTCCCAGCCGCCGATGTAGAGCGCTTTTTCTCCCGTCTCTGCCTGCGGATAAGTGAGTTTGTTGCCGTAAATCTTGCAGTTATCGAGGTAGAAAGTGTAGTCGTCCCCGTTTTTCGTAACGATAAACGTGTGATAGCCGCTATCGTACACAGTCAGATCCATCTGTTCGACGTTGATGCCGAAACCGCCAGCGTTACTCACAGTAAGCATAGGGATACGTCCATCGTCCGCAAGAATATTCGAAAACGTACCTTCCACGGCTTCCATCGTTAAACCGCTGATTTCGCCGCCTTTGAATACCTGCGTATACGCTGCAACAGTTTCAAACTCGCTCGCCGTCACATACCCCTCCAAATCAATGCAGTTCGCGCTGATTTTGACCGCGCCCGCCGTCTGATTGATGACCGACACCACGTCGTCTTTTCTGACTTTCGTCCCCAGCGTGCCGCTCATGCCGTTCATCGTCTGCTTGACGATCGTAATCTCCTGCGTGTTCTTGTCGGTCGTCTTGACATAGCTGGTCAGCGTACCATTGCCTCGATGACCTTGCCATCGCCGACGTACAGCCCGACGTGGTGGCGATCGCTGCCCTTGGTGAGGAACACCGCCGTACCGGGCTTGAGCGGCTGACCATCGGTGCGCTTGCCGCCCTGCAATGCGCCCTTGGCGGCGGCGTACTTGCGCCACATGGTGTTGCTGCCGTGGTACATATACCCGCCCAGCTGCTTATACGCCCACCAAAACAGCCCGGAGCAGTCCGCAACGCGCCGCCCGACCCACTGCTGCCCGTAGCGTATCGTCTGCGCGCGGGTGGCGCTGTCCTGCGCACGCTGCGTGTGAACCTGCCCCGTGCCGCCCCAGATGTACCCCCACTTTTCCGCCAGCGCGCGGCGGAAGAGGGCGACAACCTCCGCCGCGCTGACCGTTTTTGATGCCATCGTCAATCACCACCGGGGTCAATTTCTGCTTTGCCGAGCTGTTTATACACCTGATTCACGCCCGTCGAGGCGAGCCCCGACACGATGCCGACCGCGAGCGCATTCAGCACATCCTTCGCCGGGAAATCCGGGATGACGTACATGCCCACGATGCCCAGCACGCCGCCCGCCGCGCCCACGATGACCGGAATCAGCTCATCGCGGATGCTGCCGACGCTCTTGCAGAGCAGGCCAATCAGGTAGGTGATGACGACAATCGCCAGCACCGTGCCCATGGTAGAGATGTCCATGATACCACTCCTTTTCGGAATTATTGTATGAAAAAACAGCCTGCACGAGGTGTGCGGCTGCTTTTCGCGAATTAAGTTGATTGCAAGTTGCAATTTCTCTTGGCAACTTGCAATTTTTAGTTTCAAACAAGGTTCAAAGCTGGTTCAAAGCCGGTTAATGGATATGCCCACCATTGCGTTCCAGCATGATGTCGCTGAAAAACTCCCGATTCACGGTGATGTTCGGCAATTCATTCGCTTTCATGGTAATGACCACCTGCAAGTTTGACGGGCAGGCATAATCTCCGTAGATGCTTTCTGCCTTTTCGGTGATGGTCTGCCCGCAGTCCCTGATTTGCTGGATTCGTTCCTCTCTGGTCATGGTCACGTTTACGCACTCCTTTCAACGTATCAAAAAAGCACCTTGCGGGGGCAGGGTGCTTAATATTCTTCCACGATTTCAAAGTCTTCCGGAGAGTACAGGAACGTTTCGCCGCTGTCATCCGTCACGCGGAAAAGTCCCGTCACCGAATGGTATGCGCTATATACCTTGCCGTTTTTCAGATAGATGTGGTCTGTGTCATTTACGCAGCGTACCTTCATTTCCGGCTTTTCAGGAAGTGGTGCGGCAGCTTCTTCAAGCTGACGGAGAATCATCACGTCATCTTCTTTCAGCAGCTTGTCCAGCTCTTCGCGTGACATAGCGGCATACTTTGCGCGTTCTTCGTAGTCAATGTTGTCATTTTCGCGGTAAACTACTCGTTTTGCCACGTTACTTCACCTCCCTGAAAGAAAAATCGTACAACTCCGACAGATATTCCAGTGCCTTACGCTGTGCATCACCTTCATTGTAGCCTGTTTTTTTGAAGCTGTCAACACGCTTGTTATAAATTGCATCAATGATTTTCGTTTTGGGTGCGCTGTACTTGTAAATCGTCCCATCATGACACAGCACATAGCCCGCCGAATACCCATTTTGCAATGCAGCGTTGATGTCTGCCGCGCTCGGCGGCATACTGCCGGGGTGGTTGTGGAACGCTACCACTTGCTCGCCTTTCTCCTTCGCCTTTTTAATGGCGTTGAAGATTTCCACCGTGTACTCCGGCGTTCCCGGCTTGCTGCCTGTGACGGACTTCACCCACGTCTGCCTATCGCGGTTATACAGGTACAAGTCCTCGCCGTTCTGCCCGGAACGATGCTGCAGCAGTTCCTTGGCGGCTTTCAGGAACTCGCGCCGCTCTTGCGGGCTGTTCGCCATCAGGTCGAATTTGTCCGCGTATTCCCGGCTTTCTATCACCTTGGAATCCACCGCGAACGCTCGGCTTTTCGTGATTCTCTCCTGATTGTAGAATACTTTTTCGCTTTCTTCCGCCGCTTTCAGATACTTCTCCTCGAACTCCCTGAACCCCTCCGTCTTGTCCAGCCCGAAAAACTGCGCCCTGTCCTTCATGGTCTGCAACTCGTCCGCATCCAGCGCCCATTTCGCCCGCGTCAGCGCCACGCACCGGCAGTTGCAGTCCTCTTCGGGTCGCCCGAATGCGCCGGGGTATTCGGCTTTCTTGCCGTCTATCTCGAACGGTTCGCCGACTTCGCGGATTTGCCCGTCCAGTACGCGGTGATCCGTGCGCGTGTTGCCATCCAGCACGGCATCCCACTGCTTGACCACTTGGCAGCCTTGACCCTTGGCGGCGTTGCGCGCGTCGTCAGCGGATTGCTGCTGAATGCGGTGTCCTTCGGTGCGGACGATGGTCTTCGCGCGTTTGAGCGGAATGCCGGACGAAATCTGCACTTGCCGGGCAATCAGGTTGTAGTCGCTGCCGATGGAAATGCCGATGGAGATTTCCCGGCGGATGGTCTTCTTCAGCTTCTGCATATCCACGCCAAGTTCACCATATAGCCGCCCGCTGAGCTTGCTGTCCGTGCGGACGGCGCGGGTGACGGCGCGCTGGTCAATGGGGGTGAGAATCGGCATTCCCTGCTTGTGCAGGCTGTACATCGTGCCGACATAGCCGTGCTGATAGCTGCGCGTCAGGTATTCTTCGATGGTCTGATTGCTTTTCTTGTGCAGTTCGTCCAGCGCGGCGTTGATTTGGGCTTTCATCGCCTCCTGATAGCGCTTCTGGTAGATTTTCGATTGCGTCATTTCGTCGCTTTCGAGGATGCGAATGTGGTTGTCGATGCGCCGAATCGCCCGCTGGTATGCCTTTTCCAGTGCCTTGATGGTCTCCTTCTCGTCGTCCAGCATTGCTTGCAGGGTTTCCTTCTCGCTCTTGCGCATTCACATCACCCCGCGTCATCCTCTTCCGCCGGAACGTCCGCCAGCACCACGTCCGCCGCGCCGTCGTCTGATTTCGTCCGCCCGCGAATCGTCTTGTAGTCCAGTTCCAGCACGTCGCAGATGTTTTCCAGCAGCGTTTCGTCATCCAGCACGTCGGTGAGCGCCAGCAGCGTGTTCACCTGCGCCTGCTGCTTCTGCGCCTCCGTCAGCTCAATCTGCGCGTTGTCCAGCGCGTTCGCCATCACCTCGCGCTGGAAGTCGAAATACACGTCCTGCATCTGGTAGTCCGTGCCGCCGGATTCGTTGATTTCCGCCAAAACGATTTTCAGCAGCTTGCGCATGAACTGCTTCAAGCGGATTTCCAGCTTGTTGCACTTGAGGTCAAGCAGCGCATAGCGGCTCTTGATGACCACGTTCGTCACGTTGCCGTCGCCGACCTGCGCGGCGTTGAAGCCCATGCCGAAGCGGTAGATGTTTTTCTCGTCCAGTTCCAGCTTCGTCTGGCGCGCCTGATAGGGAATGTCAATCGTGCGAATCTCAACGTCGCCGCCGGAATCCGGGATGCCGATGTGCTTTTTCGCCCGGATGTTCGTCATCAGCTCATCAAGATTGTCGCCCTCGAACCCCTTGACAACGTAGAGGACTTCGTTCGCGTCCTGAATGTTGTTGGAAAGCCCGCAGGACATGAGGTCGTAGTCGTCAATCAGCCCCTTGATGGTTTTCAGCCCCGAAAACTGCTTCTGCCCGTTGTCCAGGCGGAAGAAGGGGATGAAGCCGAAGCCGTCAAAGTAGGTGCTTTCGTCGCCGGGCTTGCGCCAGATGGTGTGCGGGCGCGGGTTCAGCGGTGCGGAATTGTCCGGCACAATGTCGCCCTCGTTCACCTGGCAGAAGAAGTGCGTCTGCTTTTTGTCCCACACCTGAATGCGCTTGATGGTTTTGTTGTCCTTGCCGATGCGGTCGATGTACCAGTAGATGACGTACTCGCAGCCGTCGTCCGTATCCTTCGCCCGGAGTTCCACCACGCCGAGGCCGTCCGCCGCCTGAAAGCGCGTGCGGCCGTCCGCATCCTTGTAGGCGTACATGTACTCGAAGCCCTTCGCCACCGCGCCCGTGACGACCTCGTAGAGTTCAGCGGTGAAATCCTCGTCGAAATAGTCCTCCAGCGCCTTTTGAAGCTCCGGAATGTCCGACCGCACGAACGCTTCCTGCCCGGACAGCATGTACTGCGCCTCTTGGTCTACCAGCTCGGTGAAGAACGGGTGGCTGATTTTGATGTTCGAGCGGTTCTTGTCCTCCTGCGGCGTGCCGTCGGCGTTGATGAAGAACAGGCGGTAATTGCGGATGTCGTGGTCGCCCTCGTAGTAGTGCTGACCCTGCCGCGCAAGCTGCTTGCGGGTGGATGCGCTGTCACTGTCGATGAATGTGCGGATTTCCGCGGGGGATAACATAGGGATACGCCTCCTCGGTGGTGAATTTGGGGTTCAAAAAAAGCACCGGGCGGAACGCTGTCATTTTGCCGCTTTCCGGCGCCTGTAGGTTGCCGCCAGCCCCGCGCCGCCGCTCACGCTGATGACGGTCGTCGGGGCATAGGTAGTCAGCGCCTTGTAGGCTGCGACTTCGTCCGCAGAAATGTCGGTTTCCACCGGTGTAGCAAGCGCAGCCCAAATAAAAACGTCATTCTCGTCCAAAAACTGCTTAAAGTCATCGAGGGTCGTCGTGCCTTTTTCGGCGAATGCAAAGCCGACAAGGTTATTATGATTGGCAATCGCCCCGCCGACCGTTTCAGAGCCGAGAGCGGTGGAAAAGTGTGTGCAGAGCACGTTCGACGTGTATGTGCCGTTGAACCAAGCGAAGTAGCGGTCAACCTCGCGCCCTGCCGTCTGCCAATTGAGCGACGATGTTACCTTGATTTTCCGGATACGCTGCACCCGCACGCCGCGCGCCAAATCCACCTCGTCGCAGACCCACTGCTGCCCGTTCTCATCCGTGTAATTGCCGCTGGATGCAACCGGGATGCCGCACAGTGCGTTCGGCGTTTGCAGCGTCAGCGTCTGCGAATTGTTCGCGCCATCCGACACCGTGACCGTCACCGTTCCGCCGTCGCCCGCGCTGACAATCGGCACGGGCGCGGTCGGGAGCGGCACGCCGTTCTGCGTGCTTTTGCCGTACACATGCAGTGCGCCAAACGGTTTCCCACCGATGCACTCCGTCAGCGTCAGCGGATTGCCGGAAAGCGTTGCGTCCTCGCCGCTGGTCACGTCCTCGTATAGCTTGCGGATGAACGCGCCATAGAGGCGGTTGTCGCGCTTCACACCCATCTTGGCGGCAATGTCATCCAGCACGTCGCCCAGCAGCCGCCCTTGCGTCTGGATGCCCAGCCCCGCCGCCAGCGCGTCCAGCTTGCCGCGGAAGCTGACCTTCTCGCACGGGATGGCGTACTGCGCAAGAATCGCCGTCAGTCTTTCTCCGTCTGTCATTCGTGTCATCCTCTCGTTAGTACGTCCATTTCTTGTTGATGATGTATTTTTCCAGCCCATACCGCATGGCGTCCATCAGGTGGTTGAAGTCGTCAATGGGGCTATCGAGCATCTTGCCGAACTTGTCCTTGTCCCATGTGTAGTTGCTGATTTCCGTTATGAAATTCGCGCAGCGCGGGTGGATGATGATTTCGAGATTTTGAATCCACTGGATGCCGCTGCGGATGCTGTCCGCACCTTTCGCCGCACTGTGCACGCGCAAGCCCATGCCGCG